ATGGGAGAAGCATACGGTTCTCTTAACAACTGCTCCTTAACTTGTTCCACATGATTTTGATAGATATGAGTATCACCAGTAGAGATTATCAACTCTCCTACTTCCAGATCACATACATGCGCAATCATGCTAGTTAGTAGAGCGTAACTTGCGATGTTAAAGGGAAGGCCTAAAAAGACATCCACACTCCTTTGGTACATATGACAGCTTAGCTTTCTGCCCGTACTGACATAGTACTGGCTCATAACGTGACACGGAGGAAGTGCCATTTGATCTAATTCACCTACGTTCCACGCCGATAGGATGTGGCGACGACCATTGGGGTCTTTCTTGATGCCTTCGATTAGATTCTTTATTTGGTCAACTTCTGCAATTGGACCACTTGAGACATGCAAGTCTCCGTGTTCGTAGATGTAATCCGGCGGTGTTCTCCAGTGCCGCCACTGGACTCCGTATACTCGTCCAAGGTCTCCGACGTGTCTCTTTTTATCTGCCCAGTAAGTTGCTTGAGCATTTCCTGTCCAGATCGTGTTATACCCTGACTCTCTGGTATCGTGTAGAATCTCACATAACCTTCGTTCATCATTACTTCCTTCTAAAAACCAAAGTAATTCAGACTTACATGCGTTCCACGCAAGTTTCTTTGTCGTTACTGCCGGAAATCCTTTTGACAAGTCAAAGCGAAGTTGGCGCCCGAAAACACTGATCGTGCCTACACCAGTGCGGTCATTTCGTAATTCACCATTATCTAAAATGTCCTGTAATAGGTTTAAGTATTCTTTCATTTACGCTTCCAAATTTGATACTCATGGTCAGGAAATACATCGCTGTCTAATATATAATAATGATCTGTTAAGTATAACAAATCAATGAATTTATCACAATCGTATTGGGCAAAGGTCTTAGACAAATAAACTTCGGTTACGTAATCCCAACATGCATTTACAAGCTGAGCACCTCCGATGAGCCATGCGTCATCAAATGATGACATGTTTTTTATTAGGGCAGCGTATGTAATGCATTCCGATTTTTCAGGCATGGTAAACGTTTGACTTGAAACTACTATATTGTGCCTATTGTACAACGGTTTTATAGGAAGACTATCCCAGGTGTTTCTTCCCATAATTACGGTTTGGTTATCGGTTAAATACTTAAATCTTGGCAAATCGCCCTGAAGTTTAATCCAGGGCAATCTGTTTTTATATCCTATTCCACCGTTGGGGTCCGCTGCAATACTGAGTTTCATAATCCATTCAATAGTTTATCTGTTTCAGGCTGAACAGTTTCTGCTATGCTTTGTATATCTAACATAAACTCAATACTAAGCACATCATCGCCAAGTTCGATAAGTTTTCTGCTTATCACTTCTTCGATTTCCTCAGGAGCAACTCCTTGACCCAATAGCTTAGCAATATTAATTGTCTGTTGCTTTTTACCGCGTAAACGTAATATTAGCTTCTTGACAAACTGTAACGGAAAGGTCTGCTTGTCAACACCTTCAATTAACCGCTCCCATTTTTGAATAAATTCAGGGGACATTTATTTACTAGCCTTTATGCGGTAATGGTGACCTTCTTTGGTCTACCTCGTGTCTTCTTATCTTCGGATGTTTTTACCGAAACCGTAGTTGCTTGTGGCACTACAGTTGGATCTAACGACCGGGCTTCATTGAGTAACCGATCTGCTTCGGTTAGTAGCCCCTTAGCTTCTGCACTCATGCGTTCTGCTTGTTGACGAAGATTGTTAGCTAATACCGAATCACCTAAAGCATCACCGCTTGCTTGAAGCCCCACTGGTGCTGTGGGCTTTGGTTCACTATCGCCGCGCATTCTCTTAGCGACTTGCATTGGGTCTTGCATACCCATCTGCTTGTCCATTTCAGCTAGCTTCTTTACTGCTTGCTCACCTTGCTTCATTTCGTCTAGAATCTTATTAAGCTCATTGAGCTTGATTCTTGTGTTTGGTGCAGGTGTCATAACGATATGTTCAGTCTGAACCTTCTTCAACATACCTTCAGCATGTAACTTCTGTAGAATAAGTTGTCCATCTTTGGTGTAAGACCGGTTAAGTGCGTTAGCTAGGTCTTCACTGCTTTGACCAATATCGCTTTCGATGCATTGAATCATCGGATCGTGAATATTCTGATTGAGTAGTTCCGTATACACTACTAGACACATATGGGGTTCACCGGGCACTTCCCGAAATACAATTGCTACCTTACGGTCTCCGTGCTTCCCTACATGGCGGATAAATGACATTATTAATTCTCCTTTGCTAAAAGTATTTAGTGAGTAGGGTGTGTTGGTATAAAAAAGATAAATAAGTGTGAGTCGCAGTATTACTAGTACCCACTCACTCTAACAGCTTATAAGTAGCAATCAGCATGTGTATTTATTGTGGTACAAACAAGTACCGTAATATCTATGAACATCACTACGGTCCAATTCCTAAGGAAGAGTCGGGTCGGTCATATGAAATACATCATATAGACGGAAATCATTCCAATAATAATCCTGCTAACTTGAAATGTGTATCTATACAAGAACATTACAACATTCATTATTCACAGGGTGATTGGGCAGCTTGTGTAAAAATGTCAAGTAGGATCAACTTACTTCCCGATGAGCTAGTAGCCCTCGCAACAAAAAATGCTAACAAGCTAGTTAAAACGGGCAAGCATCCTTGGGTTGGGCCCAACAAGCACCAAGCGCAACTAAACAGAGACCGCATTCTTAATGGAACACATAATTGGTTGGACAGGGAAGCTGCCAGTAAACGACAATTAAACAGACTTGCTGCCGGGACTCATCATTTTGTTAATGACCCCAAGAAAAAAGAAAAACATCCGCAGTATGACCATACTGTTAGAACTTGGAAAAATCGTATGACCGGGGAGGTAGTATCAATGACGAATTATCAATTAAGGACATGTTATAATCTCAAGTCCGGTGCAATTAGTCGTATTGTAAATAACAAAGGACTTAACGCTACTGGAGGGTGGGAACTAGTAAGACCTAGCCCCACTTGAGTTCGTAAAACACTGCTTCTTGTGGATCTTCAAACGATGGACAAAGTGCTATTCTATTCATAATATAGGTCGATGTGTTGGGGTAATGTGTAGAAAATCTGCCTTGAAGGCTTTCCAAAATCCACATGCGCGACTCGATAGTCAAAGGAGTGCTTGATCTTATAAAATGTTCAGGGGTATGACTTAATTCTCGGTCCATGAACCACTGATTTATGTTAATGTCGTCAATTGTTTTCACGGTTTTCTGCCTTAACAAGTGCGTATAACATTTCCAGCTTTTCAAGTTGGTCGTTTAGTGCAACGTTGTTTTCTGCTAGCCTTACTATGTCATACATGATATCGCAACGTTTTTTACGCGCTCTATAATCGGATTCTGCTGTCCTAATTCAGATTTTAAATCTTGTACTAGAATGCGATCAGACGACCCACGCTTTCTGGCGTAGATCGTCTTTCCGCTATCTGGGGATTCATAGATTACTTCCCCGATGCTTAGTATGCCCTTGAAGTTAGGACTTGCGATGGTCATCATAAATGGCCCATTGACCGAAGGGCGGGTGAGGATCGGGGTCACCGTGAATGATCCAAGTCGTATCACAGTAATTTTGATCGCCCCAGCTGCCGCAAGGATACCCGTCCGTGAAGACGATCAGACGAGCCGGAACTCGTCCTGCTTCCTTAAGGTCATCGAATACGCAGTCAAAGTCAGTGCCACCGCCACCGAACAGTTGATACTCCTCAATGTTTTCCATGTTTTCAGAAGAAAATTCTTGAGTGTTATAGACCTTAGTGTCAAATGTCGAGACCCGAAGGCTGTAGCCATCGAACGCATCCATCATGCCGGCAACTTCCGAAAGAAACTGCATACCTTGCTTCTGCGAGATAGAACCTGACATGTCGATATAAATGTCAACGTCAATTCCTTCGCCAGGATTCATGCCGGGCATGACAGCGTCCATGTGCCAGCTGCGACGAGAAGGACGCATCCAAGTATAATCAGACTTGATAGCAGAGGTCAGATTAGTTTGGATCAATTCGCGCCAGGGCATGATCGGGCTAGTCAGTTGCTTGATCATGCGTTCAACGCCCTTCGGAACAGTGCCAGCCTCAGCCGTAGAAGCAGCGTTGATTACCGCTTGACGGACCTCTTGACGAATGCGGTCCTTTTCTTCCTGAGAAAGCTTGGGGCGGCCCTTGCCAGGTTTGTCGCCGCCTTCCCCTTCGCCGTCGGCGTCGTCGTCACCGTCAACGTGATCGTCCAACATCTTGTCGAGGAGATCCTCAATATTGATGTACTTGACATTCTTCATGAGGTCATCGTAGATGGCTTCTGCGGCCCAGTTTTCGTACTTAGACTCATACAAGCAAGGCACAGTAGTAATAAATTCGCCCACGCGGTGACGCTTCAAGTCTGCGTTGACTGCATAGTCATCAGCGATGTTCCAGATTTCCGGATCACGATTGTCACGACGACCCATGTGATCGTAGACCACGTGCAGAACTTCGTGACCAACGAGGAATTCAACTTCCTTCGTCTTGAGCATCATGATGAAGCGAGAGTTATAGTAAAATCTCAGACCGTCGGTCGCAGCAGTCGGACACCATTCGTCCGCATTAGTAAGAGCAAGACGAGTAGCAAGGTTGCCGAAAAACGCATGACGCAGAAGGAGACCGATGCGTGCCGTAACAAGACGTTCGCGGGCTTGAGCATCAATCTTAGGATCCATAGGACCGATAAGATTTTCGTACTTCTTGCTGCGAGTACGCTTGCTCTTTTTAGTAGGGGTAATTACGGCGCTCATGAATGTGTCCTTTGATTAAGTTATAAGACAATATAACAGAATGCGGCATGATATACAATAGATAATAGAAAAAAGGGGAGGGACTGTCTCTAATCCCTCCCCAGGAGCCGCTGACTTAGTTGCCAGCTTCTACAATGTACTTGCCGTACTTCTTGTAGAATTCATCAAAGTTACGCAGTTGCGAGGGCTCAAGCGGCAGCTTGTAAGTCTTGAGGGCGATCTTAGCGCCCATGACCACCAGTTCCGTCTCGAAATTATTCATGATGTATTCGATGAAGTTGCTGCCCATTTCATGGAACTTCTTGTTGTCCACACGCTTGTTTTCGAGAGCGTCCTTCAGTTCATAGCACATGGAGATCGTCAACGAGTACATAGCCGAGATTTCCTTGACCTTAAGATCCTTGACCCTACCTTCAAGAATGTCAGCCGGGTCAGGCATCTGACCAGCAACTCGACGGTGAGCCATGAACTTCGTTGCGAGACCATCACCGATCGCGCCGGCAACGAGATTGAACAGAGTATCGTTATCCACGTTTTGTTCGTCAACGAGCAGATCGCTCACGAAAGTCCAAGAACGAGGAGTAGCGAAGGCTCGACTGGAGCTCTTAGCGTCGAAGTCATACCCGTCTTGCTTAGAGAAAGACAGATAGCCGACAACGTCCTTGTGAATGTTCTTGTTGACCGCCCAAATCTGCCAAGAAGCGAAATCATACTTCATTTCGAGGTGAACGAAGCGATTAGCAAGGGGCATGGGCATACGATACGTGACACCCTTGTCACTGTCACGGTTGCCAGCAGCAACGATGACGACGTTATCGGGGAGGACGTACTTACCGACTCGACGGTTCAGAACCAGCTGATAGCCAGCAGCTTGCACCGAAGGGGGAGCAGAGTTCATTTCATCGAGGAACAGAACGACGATCGGATATTGATCGGCGACTTCTTGACTGGGCAGATCGACGGGCTCAGCCCAATCCATCTTGCCGATGTACTTATTGTAGAAGGGAATACCGCGAATGTCAGTAGGTTCCATCTGCGCCATACGCAGATCAAACATGATACCACCGAGTTCGTCAGTGATTTCCTGAACGACTTCCGACTTGCCGATGCCCGGAGGACCCCAGAGGAAGACAGGACGCTTTGCCTTGAAAGCAGTGAGGATGGCCTTTCGGGCCTGAGTAGAAGTAATCGTGTGAGTGTCAATATCACGAGACATGTTTATATAGCTCCTTAAGTTTGTTAAAAAACGAGATTGAGATTTGTTTCCTGTTGGTCAATCTATGATTAAAAATAACGCAGCTAGAAAGCTAAGTCAACCGCTTTTTTGTTTCTGAATGTTTCAAGCCATCAACTGCGCAATGAGTAGCAATTGAGCTAAGTAGGACATGGCAGTTTGGATCTCCGCCTTCTTCTTATTACGTGCGATAGTCCAACGAGAGCGGGGGCCGGTTCTCCTTGCATACACCTCAAGTTTGCTTAGTTCTGAAATCAGACCATACAGATTAATATGTAACCTGTGCAAGTCGGAATTATAAGGAAGTCGGTTGAGTTGTTTAGTTAGATCGACTAGGACAGTCTGCGCTTCGATGGAGTCTAGAAATGTAATCATGTCCGCACATTAATAAGCATTTGGGTAAATGTCAACCCCAGCCCAAACTCGCATTGTTTTTTTGTGCGAATTGAATAATCTGAATGAGTCTGTCCACGTACTTATTAATCTGATCTTGACTGAGGCCATAGTCGTGCATCGTTGGGCCGCGACCTATATGTGTGATTCCATGGTCATCTGTCCATTGATGTGTCGGGCCACGTTCTTGTTTAGGCTCTCTGGTGTACTGCTGAGCACCTTTGTTTTTAAGCAGTATCAATCGACGCATTATGTTAGATAAGTCTTTATTATGAATGACACCTGAATAATCCGGATCCAAACCTAACATTTCTTGAATAATTTTACCATTGGCGTTACTGACCGAAAGCTCCGGCGCATCTGAAAAAGTTTCCTCTTCGTACCCTTTGCCGCCGCAGAATACGCAAGGAAATTCGCCGTTTGAATATGTTCCCTTGCCTGTACCTTTGCAGTCAGGACATTCGTGTTTCTCTTTGCGTTCCCAATCAGAACCAGTCCAATACGTTTCGCCGGCATGTTCCCCTTTAGTAAAAGATTTTTCTACTACAGGATTAAACGTCATTCCTTCGTTCAGTACATCTTTGATTTTCATGTTAAATCTTTCCGTTAGGATTGGCTTGTGGAGGTATACCTGCCCGTGATGTTAGCCATCCGAATGCCTTAGCATTTTTCTTTATTGCGTTCGGTTTCACGTCTACCGTAAGCGCGGTTTTAAAACGAGGATCGTTCTTTTGGGAATTGCTTGGAATGTACCCTGAGGCTTCGGTTAGCGCTTGATAGAAAGTAGACGCAGGCTTGTTCCAGTTTGTTTCACTACGAATTACTCGCTGTACGCTCGGATCAAACGGATCAGCATCAGTAAACCATCCCGGGTTGTCATCACCGTACTGGTCTTTGGCGATATCTAACAGCGTGTTAGGTGTCACGACCCCTGTGCCATCATAATATTTGCCGTTATATTCAACTACAACATGATACAAGTCAGCTTCGTTGGCTACAATATCAGAAGGGGTTCCTAAATTATTAGCATCATTAAACAGCAAACCCAGCGTGACCGGGATTCCATCCTCTTTCAATTTTTTTGCTAAAGCCAACGAGAACATTCCACAGTTTCCACCGTATAATGCATCTTCGCCCATTCTTTCTCTTGCTTTATCGACAAGAGATAATACAGGATCATTCTTTTGGGCACTGTTTGGAATGTATCCTGAGTCTTTGTTTACGTTACCTGATTGTTGTTTTTTTTTGGTCAATCTGAATCCCACAGAATTACCGTATGTAGGATCTCTATACGAATATGGTCCACCAACTTCATATGGAAACTCTTTTGACAGACGTTTTGCCATACTAGTGTACAGCTTAACCTTTGTGGGTTCGTCTGCATAACATCCAAATGAGATTGAAGACGGTGAATTTTCTTTTATGTATGAACGAAGAATTGTAGCGATAGTAGACATTACCTTAATAGAGTCGCCGGTTTTAGTGATGCGAAATCTATCATCATTGCTAGACTGTCCCGCAGCATGAAATCGCAAACTAACTCCACCGTACATAACTTTAAGTTCAACTATATATTTTATATTATTTGCTGCTGTAAATTGGTACTCTAGCATGTGAGGTCCGCTAGAAGTTAGAGTATACGGATAAGGAGCATCTGCTAGTTCAGTTAAAGTCTGTTCCTCCAAAGAAGCCTTAGCTAACTTGTCATAATACTTCGGATCCTCGCTGATATGATCCAATGCAATCTCTCGCGCAATGTCTTTATGACTAGTATGTTCTAGTTCGACCTTTATACCTTTGTCCAGTTGCTTTGCTATGGACATTCGGTCTACACCGTGTTTTCTAGCCAGTTCATCTACGGTGAGGGTTGGTTTATCTAGTAGCTGGTCATCTTCTTCGATGCTTAGCTTTTTACTGTGTAGAGAATCACGCACTGCATATAGGTCATCGATTCCGCCTTGCGCACGAATTGCTTTATATGCAAGATTTTCTGGACTAAATTCGCCACCTGTGTCAAGACCTGCCTGGCGATATCTCTTAATTAGCTTAATAGCTTTGTTGACACGATCTTCATCTTTAGTCTTTACTGCTAGACTGATTAGGTCGGTTAATTGATCGTACTTTGCTTTGGTAGCATTTTGATCTAGATTGGCTGTTTTTCTTTTAGGAATCTTGATCCACTTGTCATGAAGCAGGCTGTATTCACCTAATGATACGACCGGCTCTGCGGCATTCTGCGCATATAGTTCGACTGGAATGCCATGCACTGTGATATCGTGCGAATCGTTATATAGAGTTTTCTTTGCTCTGAACAATTCCTGATAGACTTCATCGTCGTGTAGCTTGCTCATATTCACAACAACGTGAAGGTCTAAGTCAGAATGAGGAGTATATGAGAAAGCTGCGTTAGATCCAGATATAGTTACGTCAACCACATCAAGATCACCTACGCCCAATTGGCTCACAAAATCTTTTGCTATGACTAATAATTGGTCTCTGACCAATGGATCAAGCTGGTCATTCTTCCAAAGCTTTGGGTTTAGTTTGGTGTGGAATTTGACCGCATCTGATAATTTAAAAGAATGAAGTTCGTTGATGTCCATACTGTATTTAGTAATGAACATCAACTAACTTCACTTATATAAAGAATTAACGACTGCCGATTGGTTGTCCATTAACCGCAACAGATACGAGCGAGCCACCGTTCGTGCCATCCTTAAGAGGATGTACAACTACGACAGCCTTATCGCCGGACTTCAATGAAGTGCGCTTCCAACCGGAACGTGATAGACCATTTGGGCTACCGCCTTCGATTGACCATTCAACTGGCTTACCAGAGGAATCAGTCACAATTAGTTGAATCCAAGAATGCGGATTAGTCCATTGAAATTCTTTTACTGTTCCTTCCAATGTCACCGACTTTTGGTTGTCGAACATTGCGAACGAGTGGTGTGCGGATGCAGGTGCAGCCAAACTTAGTGCTACCAATGCAGCGATTGCAATAATTGACTTGTTTTTCATGATTTGTTCTCCTAACATGTCAAAATTATTTATGACCTATAGGACGATATATCATATTTAAAGGTTTTATAGGTGCTAGTTGATTCTGTTTCGAGGCTCAACTAGCAAAGCCCAAAAGACTTATGCGGCTAACGCAAGGCCTTCATATGCATCATTTTCGTTTGCATTTAGTAATTTGAACTGATTGACGGTCGTTTCTTACCGTGTTCTCCACTTTCCTACTAGCCGTGAATCGATACTATACGCCCCCATAAGAAAACACACGATGCTCTCCCCGTCTTCTCGGCAGCTACCCCGATATCCCGCTTCACAGAGCCAGCGTCCTGTTATCGTGTGTTTACTGGTGGAGGCGAGGGGAATCGCACCCCTGTCTTCCCCGGTTTTAAGTCCGTATCAACGAACAAATACTATTTAATCATATATGACATTGCATGTCAACCGTATTTTTGCACGAAGCGTGATTTTAACCATTCCCACTCGTAGCTCAATCGCAGTGCATCAAAATCGCCATCAACTTCATCGTAATAGGCTTCTGCGTCTTTTGCACCCTTGATGCTATATTCTGCAAAATCACCTTCAGCTTTAGTAAGCCAAGCTTCTAATCGCTCTCGGGCAATGTCGGTATCTTCGGCCTTCAATTTGACCACTTCACGGAATGCGGTACGCCAAGTAGAGAACGGATCAGTGTTATAGTTTGCAGTACCGGACATGAGTGGAACAACTTCGTGCAGGTCATCCAACGTAAAGTCTAGTCCATAACCGTCATTCTCTAGCACTAATTGCTTATTATACGCGATCATCGCTTGGTGACCGTAGATCAATCCATTGACCGGATTCTTCGCATGAAAGATATAATGCTTAGGTGCTTGCATTCGATCTGGTTGCCATGACCAATCAAAATTAGAATTGATGTGTAACTTAGCGAATACCGTAAATAACCATGGTGTCTCGCTGGCTTCGGCAGCAGCATGATATGCAGCAACTCGACCATTAACTCCATCCACTCTGACTACCCTATTTGGTATGTTTTTAGTAATTTGAAGTAGATGCTCCCAGTTTTTTTCGGCCCCGGCTTCACCGTTACTGAGATACACTATGTCCATCGGTTTAGATTTGGTTAGTTTTTTTGCTCGCTTTATATACGGGTAATCATACAGTTCACTTTTGACATAGTTTTTAGCCTCGCGAGGAATCGTAACTCTAGTTGCACCTGTACTAGAAATAATGATTGCTTTCTGTTCGGGTGACCAAAGACACATAGGTTCGGGATCAATTTCAGGATCCATATCCCAGTTTTCTTCAGTTACTAGAGTTACATAAGGAAAATCCCATTCATAATTTCTAGCATAATCCATATGTGTTTCATTTGGAAAATATGCACCTTCGATAGTTGTGGGTGTCATCAATCTTGAGACAACTTGATGTTGATTATAATTAATCTTTTCATAGTCTTCTAGACGATGCATATCTGCTATCAATTTGCGCAGCTTGTTGACGTTTACTAGAAACGTGTCTCCTAATTTTTGATTACCGCTCGGGAAGACGTGGAGTTGTTCTTTGGTGTACGGATCGCAGATATAGCTAAAATCAAATCTGCTATAATCACACACGCTACTACAAATCCATACATAATGTTCACGATTGACATCTAATTTACTGAGTACCTCCTTGAATGTTTTTAGATAATTGGTATCATATTTCACAGCAATGATGTTTCTTTCGCTCAGATTTTTACTGAGTAGATCATCTTTTACTGTATCAACACCGTTACCATGGTCGATGATTACTATAGCATAAAGACAATCAACTGCCTTAGCAGGTGATCGTTTTACAAAATTTATATTAGGCAAATGCTCAATGACTTTTATATATTTGGTATCATCAGCAAATGTATTTTTGTTAACCATAAAGGTTGTTCCCCAGTGTGACCACTGAGTTCCAAACACATGAACTAAGTTCATCTGCCATGGGCTAGGATAGAAATCAAACTCAAATGACGAATAGTCTAATTCACTATTGAGAATCCAACATAGATTGGTAGTTGATTTAGTCACACAACGATTGATCGTGTCAACCCAGCTGTTCAGATATCTAGTTTTAGTTACGTTGCCCATACGCTCAGATAATTGCTGAAAGCGTTCTTGTGCCTGAGGATTTCCTTTATCGACAAAGAAAATATCGATCTTGGTTCGTACATCTAGTACCTTATCCTCAATGTAGTTAATGTCCCGATAACCACGTGCCCACATCTTACCATTAACAAAGTAAGTCTGGGAGTTTATATTGTCTTTCGTACCAAATGCATTTATGTGATATACGTTCTTACTGTCAGGGACCCATTTAAAGTCAAACCCAGAATAATCAATTTCAGGATTCAATGCCCAAAAGATTTCATTAGTGTGGTCGTTGATTAAATCTTCCAATGTAGTAGTGATGTAGTACTTCGAAAACTCTAGGTCTTCTAGTATGACCTCCTTGCGTTCTAGATGTACTATGGTTCCGTCATTATAGGGAGTGACGTATCTGGGTCCGTCGTTTTCATCGAGCAGAGTACCGAATTGATATATGTATGGAGGAGACGTAGGATCTGGGTGCCAAGAAAAGTCAAACCTAGATTTATCCAGGGCCGGATCTATAATCCAAAAATCATTGATTTCATTCTTGCGTTGAATTGGGGGAACATCGGTTCGATAGATAGTATAATCACCGGCTACCTTAGGACACAGCCATGTACCACTATCTTTTTGATGTTGGCTAGGCCATACATTGTCGTGTGCCTCTGCCCAAATATCTTCGTCAGGTAATAGCTCGAAATCAAAGTCCCAATCAAATTTACGGTAGTCACAAAACTCGTTGATAATCCAAAAATGCTCAGTCGTACACTGATTCCTAGCATCTTCTAGTGATTCAGCAAATTTTTCTCTTGGATGGACATTGGGTTTGGAACCGGAGTAGAATACTTCTCTAATTGCCATAACAATATTTACACTAATTACAGTATGTCATATTATTTTAAGACCCTACACTTATCGAAATGGTATCGATGCATGTTAGTTTTTCCGCCAGTTTTGTTGCAATGCGGACAAGTTACCTGAATTTTATTTGGATGATTCGTAAGAAAGTGGTGAGTTCCATTCTCTAACAATGTTTTCTGAACATTTCGTTGAAATTCTCCGTTCCCCATTAAATGATGAGTCCCGTTCTCCACCAACCTTTGTTGAGTTCTTCTTTGTATATCACCACTAAGAAAATGGTGAGTTCCTTCCCTCACTCGCTTAGCGTTAGATTTTCTTTGAACTTCTCCTCCAGAGAAAGCATTCGTCCCGTTTTCAGTTTGTCTGAGTACACTGTCTTTTCCTAACGATGACCCATCTGGCCTTTTTAAAAAGTGATGTGTGCCGTTTGCGATGCGGTTGGCGCCGGTTAATTTGGCGAGGTCTGATAGTTCCTCTGGCGTCAACCGTAGCTTTCTTGAAATGAGCCAACATGCACCATAATCTCCTTGCTGATAATGAATATCGTAATGATCTTGTATAGACAATGCGATTAAATTTTCCGGTACATTATTATTGCGGTTACCATCTATATGATGAACATCGCAACTTCTTCCGTCACCGTCTTTGGGTATGGGACCAAAATTCTGTTCGTAAATTTTACGATAAATAGACATGCTGATAGCTCCTTCTAGCATTAGAGTGAGTGGGGATTGCAGTCCCGCGACTCACATCTATTTATGCTTTAAGAGCAGACTTTTACCCCATATAGTAGCTGGAACCGATCAGCATCTGCCCGGTCATTTACCATAGGCTCACCTCTAATATTTAGGGATGTATTAAGTAGCATTGGACAGCGTGTCTCATTATACCAACGTTCTAAGAGTCTTCTGATTCCCGAACCGTCTTTCGGTACTGTCTGTACACGAGAAGTCCCGTCAGCGTGAACGATAGCAGGAAATAAGTCAGGAGCCCTACAAGGAGCGATGACTTGCATATACCTACTGTTGTTCCAACCGCAAGGCATATTAAAATAATCGCCACATAGTTCCTCCAGAATGACCGGCGCAAAGGGTCTGAACTGCTGTCTTCGCTTGATTTCATTTACTGTATCCTTTATATCAGGGCCGCGTGGATCTGCTAATAGTGAACGATTGCCTAATGCTCTAGGACCGAATTCGGCTCGTCCGCTAGCAACACCAACCATCTTCTTAGTATACAATTGGTTAATTACATTGTTAATAGGATATTTGCCTTTTATATTATATCCTAAAAAGGCATCGACCCAATTTACTCGTTTTCCATAACCTAATGCAGCAGCACCCAATGAGTTTCCTGCATCACCCGGATTAGGCATGATCCAGATGTTATCGAAGTATCCGCCTAGATTACGATTTGCTGCACAGTTGAGTGCGACTCCTCCACCAAAAACAAGATTATGACTTTTACCGATATTAATAGCTTTTGCTATGACATGGTGTATCAAACTTTCAGTAAGTTCTTGAGTAGATGAAGCTATATCCATATTATCAGCATCTTTGAGGAAATCATCTCTCACCCCGGTATGTAGATTTTCTTTGAAAGATAATGTACCACTATTATGAATCAACGCTTTTTGAATCGTATTAACATGAATAGGTTTACCGTAAGCAGCCATTCCCATAAGAATATATTCTTCATCTAATGGCTTCAGTCCTACTTTCGCAGTCATAGCAGAATAGAATAAACCGATAGAATCTGGATATTGCTTTCCCCAAAGCCTCTTATATACGGCTCTACCGTTATCATCATAATACGCATCCCAGATAGTAATCGTATCTAACTCGCCGATAGCATCAATAATGACTACAGTAGCATGGTCAAATGGACTAGTTTGAAAACCAGCAGCAGCATGAGATAAGTGATGATTGTGTGTTTTCACTTCTCCGTCATGGCTAAAACGAACCATCATGTTTTTACCGATGACATCCTTTGCAGAGAAAGGTCCTAACTTCTGTCCAGCTCTGAGCTGGCGGATTACCTTTAACCAAGGCTTCTCATAATAATGAAGCTCATAATGCCCATCTATATATTTGTGGGCATCTTTTAATAAGCCTAAACAAAGATCAGCGTCATGCTTCTTCTTACTGTATCGTTCACTGTGGCCGGCGTATAGGATATTGCCAGCATCATCAATGACACTCAATCCAGCGTCGTGAAACCCGCAACTGACACCTACATAATTCATGCTATTATTTGTATATAAAGGGATCTCTTTTTCTTAGTTCTTTAATCCTTTTTCTATATAGAATCTCACGTTTAATCTTATTGATTAATGTTCTTATAAAATGCATTGTTATTCCCTTATCATTAAATCTATTAATGGTATCCTAATCTATATTCATCTAAAATAGAAAACAATCGGTCTTGTAATAGTGCTTTATATTCTCGCATATCTATTACTTGTTTTAATTCTTTACAACATGGATGTTCGAATAGATAGTGTGCTGAACTGATAAAGCGGTCTTTGTCATTATCTACATCAACCGTACACCATTTTTTATAATATCCTGATTCTATCACAACATCAATGAACTTAGTTAATTCTTTTGTACCCAAACCCAATGTATATAACACACTACTAGCTACAGTACCGAGTTGCGGAGCAATATTTAATGCATCCACTCCTGTATTTTTACGTAACTTTACTTGGTCAACTGTAAGGTAGTCAGCGTTGTGTTCTTTGAACATGTAACCATTCTGATGTATTACATTTATCAGTTTTTGTGTTTGTTCTACATTGAACGTACCTACTTGAGTTTGTTTAGTCAAGCTTCCAGTCTGGGAAACAATATAACATATATTATTTTGCCAAGGCTTGACATACTCTAGTTGCATATTCAACATGTTCAAGGTTTCTGTCGTATTACCAGTGTTGTCTTCGGTACCGAATTCAAACATAATTTTCGGATTCAATGCCATAGCATAAGAAAACAACTTTTCTGCAACAGCACGTTGTTTGTCAGTCTCGACTCTGCTCACGTCAATATGAATTAGGTAGAATTTTGCATCGACATCAGCTTTGATCGTATTCATGCATCGTTCTATTACCGTTTCGAGGTCTAGATTTTTGTCTGCATCACTAAAGTAAGGTCCGCAGTGGTCTCTACACAGCAATATTCTATCTCGGTCATAATACTCACTATTGAATACTAGGTCAGATAGTTCTTTAGTGTTCATAGCATAGCCACTATCATAGTCTACTTGATTGCGACTAGCAATAATCATTAGTGGATAGTCGTTCTGATGACTATAGCTGAGACATAGCTCAACTATTTCTTTGCTCATCGGACCTATACCTAAATTAAATCGTTTCAAGTCCATCGATCATTCTTTCATATAGATTATAGTTGGCGCCACCACCAACCTTTGATCATCTTTTCAATATATAAACATGCATCAAGAACTGCGCCGCTAGCAGCATCACTCGGTGTCACATACTTAGCACTAGTTCTCGCTTCAATTCTAGCACTCTTAGGTGCGATGCCTAGAGCTACTTTTTTTAATATAACAGCATCATGATATCCATCTGCGATATATGCGGTTGTGTTGAAATTACAATTTTCTATAAACCATTCTAGTCTAGATTCTTCCGGAACTAAGACTAACTGATCATCCCGATACTTCCAATCAGTGACAATTCTTGCGTAAGTGATGTCAAATCCAGTCTTATCCGCAGTAATAAAAGTGATATCATTTATATACTTACTGATCAGCTTGAGACCATCTCTGTCATGCGGTCCGAAAACTTTAAAAGTTTTGCCTAAATTGTTGTACAGCATGTGTCCGGATGTTAATACACCATCAACATCGATAATGAGTTTATCTATAATCATTTCCTGTAGCCTCGTTAAATTGATCAATCGTGATATGCATACCAGTATATATCTCAAACTGCTTTAGAAATTGATGGGCATAAAAACTCAGACCACTTATATACTTTACTTGACTCTGCAAACTTTGTTCATATAAAATAGTTTTACGTAGTGCTAGATCAATTACGCATCTTGTTTTATCAGGAACTGATAGCAATGGTGATGCCTCTTCACTCGTCCCTAAACTAGTACAATTGATTATAATGTCAGCCGGTTCATGTCTGTCATGCCAGTTGTTGTTTTTTCTGCTATACATATTGACATTCATATAATCGTTTTCGATGAGATAATGATAGAACATCTGTCCTATCGATCCGTCACCTAGTATCAAAATCTTATCATCGATTGAAATCTCAGATATGATACCCATCAATCCGTATATGTCACAATTGTAGCCAACGGTATGTCCATTATTCACAGCTATGGTATTGCAAATACCATACTTATGTGCTAGACTATCTAGATTATCACACAGATAAGTTACAGTGTTCTTATATGGCATACTCACGCTAATACCATATGTAGTATGATCGCTTGTTAAGTGCTTGAAAGTATCTTCGAACTCGTTTGGATTACAAGCTAAAGCCGTATAGGTTGCGTCAATGCCAAACTTATCAAAAAACAAATTGTAGTAATAAGTTCCGGTTTTGCCAGGATATTGACTTAGACTATAAAACTGCTTCATTGCTAGAGTATTTAGTTTCATACTCTTGGAACAATTTTATACCTAAGTACCAGAGAAATTTGTCGAAGGGACTAGTATGTAATGGAGACATATTCCAAAATATAATAGGAATCAATAATTCCACTTTCTTCCACTCTAACTGTTTTTCATTCACAAACTTTTTTAATAGGGTGAAATACTGTTCGTGGTTATCTATATAAGGAATCTCTAAAGTAACATGATTGTTTTTAATATCAACCTTGAAGTTGTTCTCTTTGATCTTACTATAATTTATGATGAATCCGCCGGCGAGTTTTGCTAAGTCATAATATATGTCGCCGGTGTTGGTATTACCTGCAAAATCAGGGCGCCAATCGATGAGCTTGAAGTCTTTACCTATTACGATATTATCAAACTGCAAATCACCGTGTATATAAGATGCTTGCACTGTCTCAGTAAGATAAGAATAGTCGATGTTGTTTAGGTAATATGCATAGTCCTTTACGTCAACACCGTTAATACTGCTAACCTTTTCTTGTGTGTTATACTTGGTCAAGTATTTTTCGATCCTACCTAATGTCTTATTTTTATAAAATTCTATGCATTCATCTTTGATGTCAACATCAGCCCGGTGCCAGACATTATTGTCTAACCAATTCAATAGACTATTGAAATGCTCAACATCATTGTGTTGGTATAATGTTTTTCCTGAATACCAATCGTATGCTAGATAGTTGCCAACAATCTTGCAATTGTCGGGATATATTCCATCATGATCTAGCGTTCGTTTATATTTGTTCTCAGTGATAGTTTTATTCACCCACCATTTGATAACTTTAGAATCGGTTATGTAGGTGATCTCATCTTCTTTACTAAAGTCAAATTTTTGGCTGCTATTAACTGCATTCGCATAACTCTCTATATTGCCAAAATCGATCCAACTGTCTAGGTTAACAATAGACTCACCTTTTTCTATAACAAAGATAAACTCATTATTGTTTAGTTCGGTTAACCGTGTGATGAAATCTACATGATCACCTAGATACATCACGCCAGTAAAAGCAACATAATCAGCAGGGCAGTGTTCTTTAAACACCATATCAGTGATCGTCAAGTTGTCTAATTTGAACATAGTGTATAGGTCAGATAAATCTTCACTTACCTGTTTAGTGAAATAGTAGTTTTTACTTGTATCTTTGATCTCTGATATCAAGTCTGTATCGAAATAAGTGTCACACGGTATGTACCAGAATGGTTTATCTAATAGGTTAGTACATTTTTTCAGTGTGTAGGCAGTACCACTCCGACTAGAGGTATAGTCATCGATATCAACAAATGTGATATTTACATCATCATGTGCTACTGTGCAATAGTCTTTAACCTGCTGGCTCAGATAACCAACAGGAATGATGAAGTGCGTGTCTTTGGGAAACTGATCTATTATGTGTGATAGAAACGGTTTATTCTTGTAGGGCAACAGTGCTTTGTTTAGATTCTTAGTCAGATTGCCCATCCTAGAGCCTATACCGGCTGTAGGTATAACTACTGTGTTAACGGTGCTCATGCTGTATTCTACCGTGCGTTCTATTTTGATCATCCTGAAGCCTTATCACATCATCAAGTTCTGTTGTACTTGCTTCAAAGAATTCAAGGTCTGTAATAGCAACGACACGGTGAACATAGCCCGGATGAACGTCGAATGATACTCCGGGTTCAAGTCGAATGATATCAACCGTTGATTCGTATTCAGAAACTTCTTCTGCGGTCATCGGGTTAGATAGAAAATGTTCTACATCAAATTTTTCTTTGCTTATGTACAATGTTCCTGCACCGGAAAAAACATAGTTGGTTTCGAATTTTTGTTGATGTACTTGCAAGCTTGTTCTATTGCCAGCCTTGAAGAATATACGCTTTAGTGCATATGGTGTCCTGACACCATCTGCTATCCAGACTTCATGACCCCAGTGCTTGACTACAGTTTTGATTTCATTTATACTCATGTCAAATATTTAGTAACTCATGATCTTGTATGTATTTTAATAATTCATCAGCCCAAACAGTATGACCTAGTTCATTTGGATGCCAGCCAGTATATCCAGCTTCTCCGCAGTTTTCATCTACATATGTCTTGAATGAATTATTAGTGATGTCTTTGTTATAGTACCTAATACTATCTATCGTTTTCCATATAGTGTTATAGTTTATTTTATGAATGATACGGACATCATCATCTGATATACTGATATTACCTAAACCTAAAGAGTTTATCTGTTCTTCAACATTGATGTCTTGCCACTGATCGATATTAATCTGATTCAATCTATAAAAAGCATTGAAGTTTAAGAATCTGATTTTATTCGTTAGGCAAAAATTCTGGAAGTTCAATATTGTAGTAATATACCTAGTAATGTATTCTTCAGGATTCCAAAAATTCAATACATATGTTTTAGTAAGATTGGCTAATGGTTTTTGTTTATGATCAGTCATGTGCGGATTGAGCCTAAACTTGTAGCTTTCTTTGTCATCATCACTCTTGTACCAAAAATCTCTGCGTTCCGGCGTAGTCCAACCTACTATGATAAACAGACGATCCGGGTTTATACCTTGGTTTAGTAGGTGCAAAACATATTCTTGCGTCCTAGCTAAGATACTAGCATTATCATCTCCGGGTTCAGCTAGGTTTATCACACGACATCTCAATAGTTCTGCTAGCTTAGTTGGCCATATCCGCGGTAATCTATAACTATCATTCTTAGGAAGATAGTCGATAGTAGTCAGATGATTACCTGGATGTTTTTGTACTAAAGCAGGATCTACTATCTCACACCCGAACGTCCAGCTATCACCGTTCGTTATCAAAATCAATTCATCAGGTGTAGCCATTCTCTAATAACCTTTCAATTATCAACTGTGCAGTATATTCATGTGCTGGATAATCTGCATGCTGACTTCCTATAGTATCAGGATATTGTAGAGTCAGCTCTCCCCAATTATGATGTATCAAATCTTTTTTAGGTATCAGATCATCGAACTTATCGTCACTTGCAAGCACTAAGCAATGTATATCACTGTTTGTTATTCTAGTGTATGCAGACAGTATCAACCCTCTATCATAATCAGATTTGATATTATTGTTAGACCAAACAGTTAGATAATGTTCTAATAACATTTTTAGTTTTTCAGGTGATTGTGAATGTAGACGTTGGTAATAATCGCTAGGCATTTTCTTTTGTTTTTCTAATGTCTGTAGATAATCAGGTATCGCCCCGACCTGCTCAGTGAGCAACTTTGGATTATAGCTTGCATCATCTTTTAGATAAAAATCTAACGGTCGATCATGATGCGGTTGTGCATGATGATGCGGCGGATACTGATGGTAGTTCAAATGTGATAGGTCTAATGTTATATGCTTTTGAAATTCGTCTTCTAACCATTCGATCCTATCATAACTAGTTACACATAAAATAACGCACTTTGGTTTGGACAGCATCTTACTAGCATATACACCTTGGAGGAATACTGCATAATTAGACGCACTGCCCCTAGCTAATACGACCAAATCATATTCTAACTTATCTGCGACAAGTTGACCATACCGTTGTTTTTCCATATCAACTAGTCCAATGCCGACATTGAAACTATCACCGCACACCACGATCTTTTCTTTATTCATAGATGTTATTAAACTCCTGATATAAATGCTCTGCCCATCTTCTGTGACCTTCTATCATAGTATGATGATCAGCAGCCATTGGAATTTGATTAGCTACGCAAAAAAGACTCATCACATTTAATGATTCATCACATGAACGTGTATTCAGAATGCATGGTTTCTGCAATACTGAAATTTCTTGTTCAAATTGTTTTGATATATTAATTTTTTTATATTCCGGTAACCATACTGTTCGCCACGGCAGACTACTAAAAAACAAGTACTTTACACCTAAGTTTTCTAATAGATTTTTCATAATATACATTTCTTGAAAAAATCTGATGTAATTGGCACGAAGTGAATATACATTCAAAATATAGTCTTTCTGCCAGTCATCAATAAGTTTTAAATAATCATTACTAAAGTCAGGTCTAAAGAGTACATCATGCGAACTTACCGGCTGCGTAGCATTAAACATACACCACCCCTCTTTCTGTCCTTCGTGTAAATAGACTTCACTCCTATCTACAGTTGTCCAGCCTAACATAACTACTAATGAACTATATTTTTCTTTAGGATACTTTCGTAGAAAGTCACATGTAGTTCTAACCATACGTGCATTGCTTCCTGCACCAAGAGCTTCATTTATATGATCAACTCCAAACTTTTCTGCGACTACCGACGGCCAGGCACATTTCAAAAAATAGTTCCATCTTTCTATTAATGGTATGTTTGATAAGCTCGGATCATCATCGATACCGTTTCCTGCTGTCCAGCTACATCCGTTAGCATATAAAAAATCAATCATCTTATTGTTCCGTATAATTTATTCTCATTGTTATCCCGAAAAACCTTATATATTTCTTCTTCTGATATAGAACTATAATGTATTAAATCATTCATAAAACACTCACGAAAATTTGTCATAGGATCAAACATATAAGACTCATAACGATATATCGTGTAACAAACTAAATTAGTTTTGCTCAATGGTTGATTTATAATTCCCCTATTTTGTAAAAATCTGTTTAATGCAGCAGATGAATCATGCACTGAGTGTCCAGGCTCTTTGACCAGATCAATCATAATATCAGCAACATTGCTGTTTGTAACCCAAAAAACATCAGCTAATCTATTATCACAGTGCGGGTCACTATAAATCGTCGATTTGGATAAGTCTATGTTAGATAGCTCACTTCCAAAGTTTTTAGCTGTAGGAAATATAACATCAGGACGGATCTTTATGACTACATCATATTTAAAATTGTTCTCTATCTCGTACTGCCTTTTAAGCTCAAAGCTTCTACAAAGAGTATGCCATACTATAGGAAATTGGTTATTAGTCATATGACTATTCATGAACTCTGAATAACTATCTACTTTGTATCTTATCGGATTATATAATTCGATAAATTTCTGTAATTTTTCTTGAGATAAGGCTTCATCCGGGCGTTGAATAAATCGAATATTATTCCAATGTGTTCTAGCAAACGGTTTATTAGTTTCATAATCCCAGGTGTGCAGGAAAAAATCACAATCCGGCAGCATATCTCCTAAGTAACGGGTGATGTTAACATAACAGTTTATCCCTGTTCTGATCAATCCACTGAAACACACAGCAATCTTCATCTGAATAGATTTCTTTCTACTTGTAGTATTGCATCTGCGTCTTGCGGTAAACTATACAATTCTGCTGCCTTTTTCCTAAATATATAAGTGTTAAATATTAGGTTTGTTTCTTGTACTCTTATATTCTTTAGCATAAGCCATTTATATAAGCAGACATTATATCCGCATATTTTTATATAAGGATCATTCCAGTTAGCATCTAATAATTCCCAGAATTTACCTGTACTATAGTATCTATAAAAATCACAAACAGTATTCATCACCCTACTTGAACCGAAGAATAACACATCAGTAAAATGATTCTGCCAATATTCCATCGGGAATGTATTTGTCGAACCATATATTGCAGTTGGTTCTATTCTACCTGGTAAGTAATCCTCAAACTTTGTACCCGGTGTATAATAACTATCATGCCTTGCTCTGACAACTAGATCAAAACGCATGTCATTTTCTATTTCATACATAGTTTTGAGCCAGTTAGCCTGCATGATACTGTAGCTCATGTGAACGTATACTGTAGGTTTAGCTAGGTTAGCTGCTACTTTCATACCAAAAGTACATTCATCAAAACTTAATACGCTTGGTATCGGAGTGACATCGATTACAGTTTTATCTTCGATCAATAATTTTTCGTAGTTTATAGCTGATATCATATTCTGGTATAGCTCGTCCTTAGGATAAGATTCACATTTCTCTATACCATAAAATCTATGTTCTTTCGTGTATTCACTGTCTGTCCACGTGTGTCCAAAAAACTTTATGTCATGGATATCACTCTTGAAAAATTCAAGTATATTCTCGCTACAATGGTTCCATGTGCGAGGCTCTCCGCTCAGACACACTGCTATTTTATATGACTTCATATGATGCTAACTCTTTCTTGATATCAAGATATTCTTGGCTTCTCAATATCTTTATACTCTGAGGACAACTGACGTTTTTTATTCCACTAGCACATAAAAAAGGATATAGTGCAACTTCCGGCGCCGGCGGGGGACATTGTATGTGCGGGGGCACCACATGATTACTATCGATAAACTGCAATGAATGAATAAATTCTGCTGCTTGGTCATACGTATAGCTATCAGCAAAATGAAACGTGTCACCGATCATAAATGATTCTACATTATCCACGTATCCGTTGCTCTTAGAATATAAACAGTTGGGACGAACTTCACGGGGCATGTTTAGATTTTCCATGAAGTATAGATCAGTCCGCATCCTAAACACAACATCATATTCGAAGTTGTGTTCGATCTCATATTGTCGTTTTAGATTAGCAGCATAATATATACTATAATACTGGCTTCTACACCACCATCCTATCGGATTATTCACATACTCAGTTAGTATACTAGGATCTTTGTCGAACAGTGTTGGATTGACATTTCTATTATCAAACTTGTATTTCTTTGGCTGATATGTATCTATGATATCTTGTTTTTCTTCTTCAGTGATATGTACGTCTTTGAGGGAACGGACACCAGACTGTAATACTATCGTAGGTAAAGTATTATAATCCCATAGATGAAAGAAAATATCTTTCTCTACATTAGGTAACAAATGTTCTATCCAATTTGAATATGTCTTTTTCCATGTCCTCGGCTGACCACTTATGCATAGTGCTACACGCATCACATATTCTTCCACTTATAATAAACATTCTCATATTCAGGGAATGTTTCTAAGAAATTCGTACCACGGCGCGTGTCATGCTCATCAACGAAAGTGATGAAGTTCTTGCGATTCGTGTTTGTCCATTCATTAACCACATCATCTTTAGTGAGGTTATAGATTCGTTTTAACTTGTCAGCCTCATGTTCAAAAAAGCCGCGATTTGCAGTACCGTACCAGTTTTTGTTTTCTATGTTTTGATAAATGAATGTCACCTGATCGTAGATCATCTGAAGTTGTTCAGGCTCTATGATGAATACTGCCTGATGAGTTGGAAATCTAAGATAAGGAATATCTAATAGCATAGGAGTTCTTACATCATCCCAACGATGATATTCTTTCTTGATATCTAAGATATCCTTGAGGAATGGAATATATGAAGTTATACTTAGAAAGTTATAGGTACTCATGATAGTAAACTGTATACCCGGAACTTCTCTATAAGTCTTATGAATATTAGTTAGCCAACGCTCATAGTTCATGCCAAACCTGATATACTCACTCTGTTTACCGTGTGCTTCAGCACTTGTGAATATCTTGATGTTTTTCAGTTTTTTTTCTTCAGATATTATCTTGATCTTTTCTAAGAACCTATTGAAAATATCATCAGGAACATTCATGTTCGTATTGATGGCAACTTCTAGATTTGGATTAGGGTTATCGATGATATAATCCAGCACCTTGAAGGTGTTCTTGTTTAGTAGCGGCTCGCCTCCGGTAATTCTGAAGTGCTGTAGACTATTATACATCTTTGGCCACCACTTCCAGAAAGCCTCTACATATGGATTTTCTTCTCTATTGAGAATAGGCATCATATTTTGGCTTTTCAACCAATCTAGATTATTGAACCTATCTGTGGTAGGATAAGGTCCGAACCGTTCGATCTCTTCCATCCATTGACTACTGATATGAGGTGCACAATAACTGCATTTGAAATTGCATACATTACCAAAGCTTACTTCTACATAGCTTGGATCAACATCATCATCCCATGGCTTATTGGCGATATCCTGTATAAAAGGATTAGCCCATTTATCTGCACTCTTGTATATTCTGTCACTATGGCTATCACCTTGATCCTCTACTCGCCAGCAATAATCACATTCTGCTGGACGCTCACCTTCAAGCATCATCTTCCTTTGTAATTTTTTATAATTACTATTGTGCAGTGCAGTAGGATTTATTTGAATTTCTTGTACAGGAACATGATGCGTTTTAGGATGGTGGCAACTATGCGTGTGTCCATTTTGTAGATGCATAGTTACTTGTTTCCACTTAGCAGCACAGAATGTTTTGCTAACAGAATCTAGTTCATTTTTAACATTTTCTAAATGTTGTTGATAACCATTATTTGACATATTTTACCATCCTTCTATTCTTCTGATCACATCCATCTCTTTAACTAAAGGACCTAAATTATACTTATCTGCATTATAATGTCTCTTGAAGAACTTACTTTGGTCTGCACTTAGCGTACAGATTGGCAAATCCAACTTGTCTTGAAGTTCTTCTCCGATAACTTCTGCGTAATGATGCGGATTATTCTTGTGCTTGTCCCATAACTCAGGAAAGTTGTCAAACCACATGACATTGGTGTGATCCCAGTCAGTCAGCATCGTCATCTGCGTTCCGAGCCGAGCACCGTATATTGCCCAATAACCATTCTCTACGTCCGCACCTACGTTGTGCCAGATTGTCAGATTGTTTAGATTGCGACTTGACACTCTAGCTTTAAAATCATCAATGCTGGGCTTTGCACCCTTATCGAGAACCATCTTTACGCCCTCCCTAAATCCGGCTCTCCAGGCTTGGAAAGGGGTATAGTTTGGGTAAGTTACTGAATAACAGTCGTGCATTGCCCAATACAGATTGTTACTGGAATCCATGCAGAAATCTACCGTAGTGGTTGGATCACCGTCTGAACTTTCATGTGTGTGCATGTTCGCTACATATGTCTTAGTCCAGCTAGAGATACCACCGTTACCGTAACGAAGACCGTTAATAGCATTAATAGCTCGCCAACGATATTGTGCTAACTTGTAGCTAGGATCCTTATCTGTAAAATCTAACTGAATGTTGAAGAAGTCTTCGTTAGGAAGATTGTCACCGTCAATTAGAATGAAGCGTTCAGTGTCGGAAGCTTCTGCTGCTGCCTTGTGTGCCGCATCGCTGCCCTTTACTCCATCGACTCTCTTGGCCCACGGAACCATGTTCTTAATCTTGAGCCAGAATTCCTCTTTCTGGGGTTCATCGTAACTTAAGTAGATTACGTCTAAGTCGGCAATGTCTACTATGTCACTCATACAATCTTTATACCGTTTCTAGAAACAACTGTAATATGATCAATTTCCTCAAGCTTGAGTTGTACTGCGGTAGATTCCTTTTCTTTGTTATACCAGGATGCTTCTACTACAGTATAGTGTATATCTTTATTATTCCACCATGGTCCATCAAATTTAATCTTCATTCCAGGTTTGATGTCTAATTCTTTAGAGTTCATATGTTTCTAATTCCCAATATTGTCCGTCATTGTCAGTCGTAATAATACTCATATCTTCTTGCTCGCACAGCGTTCCTTTGTCACTCTTGCGCAATCGTGAAACTGTAGTAGCACCTTGTCTAACTAACTTACCATCGATTACTCTTAAATCATGTCGGCATTCTGCATACGTTTGAGCATCGATTTCTATGAAGTTACCTTCAGGCTTTTCACATGTATAGAACAGTACCTTTCCCCTATCATCATAGTATAATCTAAACGTAGGAGGAACTATTACCGGCGGCTCCCAGATGATTATATGTTCTTCGTTCATTTTATATTCTCTAATATAGTATTAGCGAATTCTTTATTATAATAGTGAACTGGATACATCTGTGCGATAGTGTTGATTCTAAATGTATGTGGTAGAATCTCATATATTAGAGTATCTGTCCAGTTGTCTGTAAATAGTCCGTTGATGAACTGCTTCATGTGCACCATCCCATAAGGCTTGAACTGAGGCAAAGTAGTTTTCTCCGCGCCTATCACATGACATGCAATCGCATATACCCAGTCTGTGGTAGCAGGTTCATCAACGTTGCACTTTAAAGTGCCACGAATTTCGTCCCAATTTTCAAAGACTTTTCGTACTATATCAAAAAACTGTTTAGCCAAATCCGATTTTCTAAAATATGTGATCGCATTGTAACAGTCAGGAAGATTGTTGTCAACGATAAACTTACGATAGTAAGTAACATCAGATATTTCTTGCTTGAAATTTCTGACATGAGTAGATACTACAACATCACGTTCCTTAAGAACGTCCCACCAGTAATCAATCGATTGCGGAATGTACATATCAGCTTCCAACTTGATGGTGTACTCATACGGAGAGGCGTCGTATACTTGCCAATCGTTTTGCAGTTTCCAATTCGTATTTGGTGCCTGATCTCCATATGGCAACATGTCAGTTGTGATTATGGTCACGTTGGTATCGGGCATCGTTAGTTTAATGCTTGCTTCCAATGCTTTAGCACATGTGACATATTTGTCACCCTGTGCCATAATCACAAATCCTCTATTCATTAGAAAGAAATTCCGAATTTTTCAAATACTCTAGTTTGATCGTCTAGTTCATCTTCTTGATCCTTAATACATTCTTGCACTTTCATGATCAATAATTCATGATATTTTTCTACTAAGGCTCTACGGGTGGCTACTTCTATCGTTTTATCTCGGGACTGTTCTACTAAATGTAAGTTGGCTACAGCCACACCATACTGTTTGGCCACTTCATATGTGGCAGCGTCAATGATTGGTTTACTCATGATCTTTTCCTTTTATCATATCGATGTATATTTCTTTAACAAGAATGTGAAAATCCATATCCTTAATAAGCATGTATTCTTTTTTATTCTTACCGTTTTTAGTGCTGTCAAACATTACTGTGTATTCAGTGTTTAACGAAGTATCGTTGTTAGCATATATCTGTGTGTTATTTCCAATATGAACTAAGTTCCATGGAAGATAATCAGTGATTGGATTAGAATGTCCATTAACTATTCTTAATGCCAGCGTTAATGCAAAGTCATTACGATATGTTCCACCGACGAATCGATGGATATTTTCATAGTGTTGGTAGTTATTCTGTATCATTTTAATAGTATTAAAGATTTGATTTGCTCTATCGGTCTTTTTAAAAGCAATAACCGTAGCCCATAGTATTGGATAGCTATAATCAGAGAGATAATCTTGCGGTGCAGCTGGCTGCATTAAAAATTTAGTAGTATTGTGACAACAAAAGTCATCGTATACTTCAAAAGTTTTTAGTAGCTTGTCAGAATTAACCACGTAGTCTACATCAAGTAGTATTGTTTCATCATATGGACTCAACTCATATGCTTGATACCTGCCTTTGTTGATCCACTGGCCCCATGTACGAAAATTATCTTTATTTGGAGTTACTGTAATTACCTTATCCCAAACATAGGTTGTTTTAGTTGGCAATGATTCTTCGTCAGTAACTAGTGTAACTGGCAATCCTAAAAAATGATTTACTCTTTTAGCTGTGAACTCTGCCATTTCATAGTAGTTGTATTTGATAGAATTGAAGGCAAAGAGTATTATACCTCGCGTCATCTGTTACTTTCTAGAGCTTTCCATTCAGCATACCATTGCATAGTGGCTTCTATATATGCGAGACGCAATGTTTTCAGCAATTCAGCACGATTTACTTCTACTGGATTATTAAAGGTATCTATTAAAACCAGGGTTTCGGTATCAAATGAACTCAGAAAACTAATAGTTTCTGCATCTGCCTTCCAGAGGCCACCTTGCGCAGCTACAATAAGTTTAGCTGTGTACTTTTCTTCTAGATATGCTTTGGCTGAATTGTGGTTAAATCTTGCTTTAGCATCAGCAAGTAGTGTCTTAGTGTCCATCTTATACTCCTAAAGTATTTAGATAGACGCCATAGATGCAAAATAATTATGAACCGGTTACGGTGCCCGAAAGAGTAATAGCGCCCCATGTATTGGCTATATAAGTTGTTTCTGGTGCCACTGCCGTACAACTGACAGCTGAACCAGAAGAAACAGTAAGTCCGGTATTCGCTAATTCGCCCCATGTTGAATAGATAGTTATAATGTTGCCGACATCACCATTTGATCCTTGCGTACCGTTTGACTTGATATTTACTACTATATCAGTATTTGTATAGTGAGTAGGTGCACCTGTTGCAACTTGAGTGAACACTGCTGCGTTAGACGTAGTAAGTGCATAATATCCGGTGTTGGCTAGAAGGGTTGGAGAATTGCCTCCACCACCTATTTTAGTAATGCCGTTATAACTAACACCTACGATTGTCACAGTGCCGGAAGTGGGGGATGACATTACAATAGTGCCCACATTTGATGCTAGATTGTGAAATACCGTATCCATAGTAGTTGTGGTAGGAGAATGACTCATTGTCAATTTAATTTGTCCACCGGAGTTAAAGAAGTACCGAGCAGCGTCACCATTAGCAAATGAAACTGTATGTGCAAAAGTAATGGCATGTGACCAAGATGATCCATACGTTGCAGTATTGGCTGACGTGCTACCTTGCGATGCGGCGTTAAATCTGTTGCTAAATATTGAAGTTATGTTCGTGGGAATACCAGATAGGTATGTTACTATACCACCAGTAGATGGTGCCGTTACTGCCGAAATTGATGTTCCTTGGTGACTTGCTGAGTTAGATGTTTTGTTGACTAAGTTTGCCCAATCTGATGCTGCTACAGTTGCACCTACAGCAACATTAGCGAGAGCAGTTTGTCCATACCCCGCTGAACCTGATCCGGTCGCCCAAACAGCATTTAATGACGAGTTTCCAGTAGGATTGCCCCCTACAAAGGTATTATAGTCAGAAGCCTGTATAGTTCCATACTGTGAGTAAGTCATCTCTATTCCTTATTATCGAATCATAACGATAGCTTCTACAACACCTTCGCCATCTGTGGTTTTATCTGCTAATGCTCTTCCTATAGTATTAAATGCGGTTGCTTCACCGGAGTGAGCAGCACGAGCAATACCGTTACCTGCACTTACTAATCGCTGTCCTTTTAGTACTTTACCAGTAACTTTAACCTCTACTCTACCGGAAACTGCAACAGGGGGATGAGTAGTATCATTGCCGGCGCCGGCATTCATTAGATATGCAGCAGTATCGGAAATAACACCGAATACATCTTCAGAAAGTTCATACTGCACTGCTGTTATTTCTTTGGTTCCGCCTAATTGTACTACTGTACCTGGAGAATATACATCGTCTGCTGCAAATCTTTCGGCCAAGTCAGCGTAAGTCGCTTGTAGTTGTGAACCCGATGATAGTGTCCAGGTACCTGTAAGCGTTCCGGCGGTTGTGTTTGCTCCAGTAGTTAATGTAGTAGCTTGCGTAGTTGTAGTTAATATCGCACCGTTATACGTTGGCAAGTATGATGCGACATTAGAATTGCCATATGAGCCGCCGATCGGAATAGATGCACCGTTTGCATAATAATAATTATCAGTACGAATACCAATTCCAGATCCGGTAATCACTAGGTTGCCGCCGGTAACCCACATCGATGTTCCCGCAACACCATTTGCAGTTCCGGTTCCGTTTGCGGTCCAAACACCAGTTAGTGTTCCATTAGTAGATGCGCTACCTGATGTGATTGCAGTTGTCACCAAAGTACTAATGTTTGCAGTAGATGATACGTTTAGATTAGCAACGTTTGCGTTTGCGGTGGCTGTTAGATTGAAGAACGTACCGGTCGTGGCAGTAAGATTGTTTGTAACAGCCATGTTGTTTGCAGCAGCATTGCCAGTTACTGATATACTGCCAAACGTTGTAGTACCGGCTGAACCTGATTGCGCAAGAGACAGCCAAGCAGCAGCATTAGTAGTTCCGTCGGCCGGACAGACCAAGAGGGTATTTGATACTGTGTTGAACCAGAGTTGGCCTCTGATGGGATTAGACGGAGGTTGGCTGAATGCAAAATTTTCTAGCTGATGAACAAAGTTTGTGTCTAATTGTTGACCATATCCTGCATAGTTTCGGCCCGGCAAACCCAGACTAGTACTAGTCGTGTTGATTGTACCGTCAGCGATAGTAGTGAGAGTCGTACCATCACTTTTTACGATTGTATATGCCATAGTTAAGTTACTCCGTTATCCTTATTTATCTTAAAATTCGTGTTGCGTCGTTTAGGTTTTCATTATGAATGCTAATGCGTAGTACGGAGGAATACCGGTTGTAGTAGCTGATGCAGTGTGATTGTGAGCGTAGCCTGATCCTGTACTGTTGGTAGTTCCACTATGATAGTGTGAAGGGTCAGACGTGCTGATGGCTGCATAACTAACACCAGTAGCTGTGTCTATTATTTCTAGTTGACCATTGTATTGTCCAAAAGCTCTATTGACTGCCCACGGACCATTATTATCAACTATATTATATAGAGGATGTGCGTGTCCAGAATCGCTAACCGAAATCCCAGTATAACTGCTATTGGTATCGAAGGTATGCTGGTGACCGGGTATTTCATCTACGGTTAATGTGTGCCCGTTTACCGATACCGAAGTGCTTAGTGTAGTTGAGCCGCCGGCAGAACCCGGAGAGTAAGAGCCT